GTCCAATACACGCTCGTGTTTGATTCTTCGGACCAACAGCGTCACTGGTATGACTTTATTCGCTTTTTGCGCTCATCGACTGTCTATGAAGGCGCAACTACGGCGGAGCGTCTTATGATGTTTATCGACGCACACGGAGATTTTTAATCTATCTCTGGCTTTTCGTGCATCTCTTTCATTTTTGCACGCATGACATTAACAAGATACTTTTCACGCCAGTTGTCGCGACTCGCGGTCATGTTTGATAACTCGGATGACACCTTCAAAAATTTTTTATTTTTAGGCCAAACTGACAGCCTGCCCATAAAAAATGAAGTAAAAATTATTACGATAAAAATAGCTATTTCCACTATTGCTCCTTACAGGGTTACTTTTTTTTGTTTTTAGAAATAAGACAACTAGCATACCCCACAAGTAAACCTGCGGAAAAACCTATGCATATGCCTGCGTAATATAGGACTGATTGGTTCATGGTTCCTTCCAGGGTGCGGACGGTGGGGATTGAACCCACGTGTACCGACTACCCTTTCTACACTTTATAAGAGTGAGGGGATACGCCCGCGAGAATTTAGTTCTCTTCGGACTGTATGTTTGCGAGTTCGCGCTGGTACAGCTCTGAAAACTCACTACGGTAATTATGCTGCAGCACCATAGCTGCACGACGACGCGCTTCCTGACGCTGGCGGTTTGCCAAACGCTCACGCTCGCGACGCTCTTCGATTTCTTCAGACGACATCGCCGGCTTGGCGCGACCACGGCTTACGAATCCAGAATCTTTTAGTTCTTTATAGCTTTTCGGCTTTGTCATGTTTCCTCCTGTAGGTTGGATGCCTAATCATATAGCGATGTTTTTCACTACGCAACATATCTTAGCGATTTTTTTATTAGGTTGCAATAATCATCGGCTCGATGTATCGTAGCCACCATGACCAATAAGTACGACATCCAAGCCCCCAACTTTTTGATGGACCTGGCGTTCGGTGAAGCCGGCGAAGATGTTTTGCGTAAATTTATCCAAGACATTTCGTCCGGTGATATTGAGGTCAAGACCGACCGATACCGCAATGGGAAAATGGTCATAGAAACCGAACAGTGGCCAAAGCGTCGCCTCAAGCAAGATGGAACGGAAGACTGGGTCAAAAGCGGAATCAATGTGACGACCGCCAAATGGTGGGTCTATCAATATCATCTTGATGGCGCTTTTGTAATAGTTGCGGTTGACCGAATTAAGCGCTATCTTCGTAAGAACTACTCGGCACTCAGTAAAACGGCCTTCGCCTCCTCAAGTGATAATCCTGCAAAGGGATTCTTGCTTTTGCCGGCGCAGGTGTCTGAACTAATGCTAAATGAGGAGTACGACTCGTAGTCCGCCTGTCCTACGATGAGTTATGCACAGGCAAAATACTAGTGTTTGGGGGCTGTTGAAAGACAGCCTCCAGATGCACTAATGAGAGGGGAGAAATGAAGGAAAAATGGCAGATATAGACCAGCGTCTCATCGCTCATCTTGGAATAGAGCGCTCAGACCTAGACATACAAAAGATAGTAGACCTCGTAGTAGAGGCATTTATCTTCCATGAAGAAATGGCAAACATTTCTATCAAGGCAATAAACGATTCGTTTGCAACAAAACGAGAAACGCAGCCAAATGACGAAATTTGGGGCACTTTTGAGATAAATAACACAATCGCGTACTCCCTTCGTCACATCCTACTAAAAGCATCAGAAATGGAACTATGAAAATGACCCCCAAAGAAGAGATAATGAAGGACCTATTAGCCCTGCAACGTATAGGTCTCATCGAGGTAGTCGGAATTAACGATGAAGGCGAAGAGCTATGGGGCCCAACAGAACTGGGCCGCTCTTTAAAAGAAGAACAAGTTAGCGACATTATTGATAAATCTATTGACGACGGCATATAAAAATCCCTAACTTCTGCCACCATGACAGCTAGTCGTGCGATAATTTATTTAGCCAATCAGGCCCCGACTTATAGGAGAAATAATGTCAACAGCAGTTCTTGCCCCAACAGTAGTAACACTCACAATCCCAGGCACGCTTGCTACAACCAGCATCGTGACGATGGCGATGCCTTTCGCCGGCAAAATCACCGGTGCGTATGTTGCAGTAACCACAGCCCCAGTAGGCTCAGCACTTACCGCAGACCTTAAAGTCGGTTCTGATGTAGCAGCAGCATTCTCAATCGCAGCCGCAGGAACTTCAGACGAAGGCACGCTTACCGCTGCTAATTGCGATTTCGCAGCAGGCGCTCTTGTCAGCCTCGATGTCTCAGCTGTTGGTTCAAGCACCGCTGGTTCAAACATGACAGTTGCATTCACCGTCACCGAGGGCTAAATAGTTCAACCTCCTACGATTGAAGCGCTTCCTTCGGGGGGCGCTTTTTTCGTGTCCCTATTTATCGGATAAATTTATCTGAAATAGGTATCTCGCCAGTATTTTTTAGGGGTAAGCTTGCGCACTAGATAGGCAACAAGCAAAACGCAACCGGCAATGATGGAGAAAGAGATAATCTTGTTCATCGTGCCAGTCTAGACCAAGTTTGGATAAATCTATCCAAGGAATGCTGATGCTAAAAATATTCCACGCGCTCCCCCCCTCCCCGCATCGGATAGCGGAAAGTTCACGACAGTCCCGATACTTACACTGCAAGCCGACCCCACTCTCATTCCTGTGTAGCCAATAAATAATTAGTTATTAGCCCTGTCCATTGGCCTGCCTGCACCCTGAATCACCTAGGCACCTAGGTTTACACACAGATAGTCGCTATGATTCACATACACACATACAGTAAGAAGGCTGCAATGCTACTAGAAGACACAATTCCAGAGACTATTTACCATGCCACATTAGATGACGTAATACCCCTCATCTACTCGATAGGTCTAGTCCCTAATGATGTTGGTGTAATCAACTTAGCCAATGACCCTGACTGTTCAGCAGGTTTCTTAGCAGCACGTAACTACACTCGTATAGACAGTGTGTCTTGGATAGTCGTAGATGGAGTAGAGATGCCCAGCATAGACAGTAAGCACCACAACAGCGCTGTCGTACTCGCTGTGTCCACGCAGCACCTTGACCGCTCACTACTCACAGTGAACAAGGCTGATAGTGGAGACGTGCACACCAATGCCCTGCCATCCAAGCTCGTGTCGTACACGTACAGTGGAACTATCAAGCCAGAACATCTCTCTACTGTTGACATCTACAAGCGTGGAGATAAGCGCATACCTAGTTGCTTTACCTGAGTGTGCAACTGTGTGTCTATGAGGCACGCTTCTACTGTGTGTGAATCGCCTAGGAGTCCACGGGTGACACGGGTAGTTCACCCCTCCACTTAGTGGCATTGACTACATGTATAGCACCATATGCTACAGCACCCAAGATGAACCCATACTGCCTAGTAGTGACTGCATACACACACCACAGACACTCATTGATGAAGGCTATACACCAGCCCCACCAATGCTTCCTGCCTACTAGGTACAGCCCTATAACGCCTACTGTGCTCAGTATCCACGACCACATCATAGCCATTGGCATGCAAAGCCATGCTCTGCTAGGCCCTCGCTCAACTCTTCGTAATACGCATTTTCGTCCACGGGTGGTAATTCATACTCCACATCAGTGAGTACCTTGCTCATTAGTCTTGGATACATAGAGTCTTGACCACGTATCCTTGTTTGTCCAGGAAAGTACAGCTCCTCTTCCCATACAACCCTCTTTGGATACGTGAGTGAGAATGGCTTTGCTATGAAGGTCACCTCTTCTGGCTCTGTGTGTGTGATGGCAATACACTCAGACACTGGCATACCAGGCCTGATGAACGCTTCTCTCAGGTCCATGCCATCAGTAACAGAGGGGTCAGTAGAGCAGAACCCCTCAGCAATGAGAGTGAAGGCATTGATACCCCACCCCCTCCTTGCTATACACAGTGCATCATTAACCTTGCCGAATCTGTCAGAAGGCGCGCTTTTCTGTACTTCCCAAGATGCTGACAATACGAGACTTATCTTGTCCCCTGACCAGCAGATAATACTGAGGGGTATCTCTTCGCCTATGCCGTATTTCTTGACAGCCTGCTCTTTGGCATTCATAGCCGACATCATAGAGATGGCTAGCTTGTCAAGACGATGTGGATATTTGGCTTCTCCCATCACTCCAAGCTACACGACTACTTCCGCCACCAGGGAATCAGGTGGACTAATCTGTCAAGCATGGCAAACAAACCAACACCAAAGAAGACAACCGCTAAGAAGGCAGCTCCTAAGAAGGCTGTTGCTAAGAAGGCTGTTGCCAAGAAGACCCCTGCTAAGAAGCCTTCCGCTAAAAAACCTTCTGTCAAGAAGTCAGTAGCCAAGAAGGCGGCCAAAACAGCCACGGGTAACACAGACAGCGTACAGAATGTAGTTGAATCAGCAGAGAAGATTTGGGAAGCATTCAATACCGCTTCATCCACCTCAACTGCGAACATCTCTGCAACAGTGAATGGCAAGGTCATCTACGCTAACGACGTAAAGCCAGCAGCACTACGTAAGCGCTTCCTCGCCTGGTTCAAGCGATAACAACTGCAACAGCACAGTCAAGTGCTGTAAAATAGAACTATGAGCGCATTTCACGACGACAACGTAGTTCTAGGTGGAATACCAATCATCAGAGCCGATAGACAAACATGTCCTGTCTGTCAACACCCCACGGGTGACTGCACAACAGACACAGCGCGACCTATGCATATTGCATTTACTGACAGTGTTTTAGAAACACTCAAAGATTCACAAATGATTCTTGTAGAAGAAAACATTTATGAAGATAGACAGATAACTCCCTTTACTAAAACAACAGTAATCACTGTGCATAAAGGTAGTTACGTAACTCTTGAGAAAGCACAAGAGTTAGGAATTTCCTAGACTGCATTTGACTAATGTGCTGATGTACACTAGTCTTTCCCCACTCCTACAGGAAAGCAGTTGCTATGTCAATCTTTACTCCAGAATTCATCTCCTCTTACGAAAATAAGCAAGTACCTTGGGGATTTGGTGGATTAGGAGAGGTTGTTTACCTTCGCACCTACAGTCGCCCAATAACAGGCCTTAACCGCAATGAGACCTGGATTGAAACTATCGTACGGGCTATTGATGGAGCTATTGAGATTGGTGCACCACTATCACAGCCCCAAGCAGAACAACTGTTTGACCACATGTTCTACCTACGCTGCTCGCTCTCAGGTCGTGCATTGTGGCAACTAGGTACACCGCTGGTTAAGCAATTTAGTGGCACATCACTTAACAACTGTTACTTCACGAACATCGAATCAGTAGAGGACTTTGAGCTTCTCTTTGACTACCTCATGCTTGGTGGAGGCGTTGGCTTCTCTGTCGAACGCTCAAAGATACATGAGCTTCCAAAGATAAAGCCAAACGTGACAATCACACACGAACGCTCTAACGACGCAGACATTATTGTTCCTGACTCACGAACTGGTTGGCGTCGTCTTTTGCACAGCGTGTTGAAGTCATATTTCGACACGGGTAAGTCTTTCTCGTACTCCACCATCTTGGTACGTGAGTTTGGTGCACCACTCAAGACGTTCGGAGGAACAGCATCCGGACCAGGCGCACTGATTGATGGCATAGAAGACATCTGCAAGGTCATGAAGAACCGAGAAGGCAAGAAGCTTCGCAGCATTGACGTGCTTGACATATGTAACATCATCGGAAAAATCGTAGTATCTGGCTCTTCACGCCGCTCCGCACAGATTGCTATTGGCGACCCTGATGATGTTCTTTTCATTCGTGCGAAGAATTGGTCCACGGGTAACGTTCCTGCATACAGAGCTAACTCAAACAACAGTATCTATGCTGACCACTTTGATGAGATTCTTCCAGAACTGTGGAAGGGATACGATGGTTCAGGAGAGCCATATGGTCTCGTCAACCGTCGCCTAGCTCGCACATATGGTCGTCTTGGTGAGCGCAAGGTAGACAACACCATCGAAGGCTTTAACCCATGTGCCGAGATTGGTCTTGGTGATGGCGAGTCATGCAACCTGTCAACCTTGTTCCTGCCGAACATCGAGTCATACGAGCAGTTCTGTGAAGTATCAGAGCTTCTGTACATGGTGCAGAAGAGCATTACACGCATGAACTACCCATACGACAAAACCACAGACATCGTTCGCAAAAACGCACGTCTCGGTCAAAGCATCACGGGTATCCTCCAGTGCACAGAGGAGCAGGTTTCATGGTTGTCGCCTGCATACAAGAAACTCGAAGCACTGGACAAGGAATACTCAAAGGAACACGGGTTCCCTACATCTGTTCGTCTTACAACAGTTCAGCCATCCGGAACACTGTCGCTTCTTCCAGGCGTAACACCTGGTATCCACCCTGCATTCGCTCCTTACTACACTCGTCGTGTTCGCTTTGGTGCAGCAGACGCACTTGTAGACGCATGTCGCAAGCGTGGATACAAGGTTCAGTGGGATATCGGCATTGATGGACGTGAAGACCACACTCGTTACGTTGTTGAGTTCCCTTGCCAATCGCCTACGGGTTCAGTACTGGCCTCTGAGATGACAGCAATACAGCAGCTTGAGTGGGTCAAGAAGATGCAGACAGAGTGGGCTGACAACGCCGTCTCTGTAACTGTGTACTACCGCAAGGAAGAGCTTTCGTCCATCAAAGAGTGGCTAACAGCCAACTATGACTCAAGTGTAAAGAGCGTGTCGTTCTTGCTTCATGCTGACCACAACTTCCCACTTCCTCCATACGAGGAAATCACCAAAGAGCAGTACGAGAAGAGCGTGTCAAAGATTGACTTCACAATTCCTCTACAGGCAGCCACGGGTGGCATGCTAGACCTGGATGACTGCTCTACAGGAGCCTGTCCAGTACGTTAAACCTCAGGAGGAGGGGTGTAGCCCGCTTGGTTACGGGCATACTTCTCCTCTGGGTAAATCTCCCATACAACAGATGGTCTGTTGTTGCATATGCCACATCGACCAATTTGCTGACCATACACTGCGTATGCATGAATGGGCCAATCGCGACAGCAGCGAAGAGTCACTAGGTCATCAGGTTCTATTTTTTCCATATTAGTTACGGGTTAACTCCCACCAGTCACACAGACCATCAACATCGATGCAATCTGTTTCTGGACACTGCAGCGCGTGATGCATAACGTTGTGCAGTTCGTCTCCGAGCTTTATCTGCTCTTCAAGTACGTTTGCTGCATCTAAAAGAAGCTGTGAGATATGACCTATGGGTGACTCTACGTCTTTTCCAAGGTTCTTTCCTTCACGACGCAACGCTTCAATCAATTTGTCTATTTCCATTTTTGTCCAGTCAGTACTCCGCAGTACCATATTGAGAATAAGAGTATGGAAATGCTTAGTGTTTCTGCCATGAGTGTCTTTCTGTTGTAGGTGGCGCTCTCGGTAGGACTCGAACCTACGGCCAACAGTTTAGGAAACTGTTGCTCTATCCGCTGAGCTACGAGAGCCTGATTAGGATACGTTTTTAGGACGCGGAGAAGAGTATGGTTTATCTACGTATTTTGTTCCAGGTTTAGCCGGTTGCCTTTCCGTCGTTCCGTCCGCTCTACGTATAGTTACTGGACCAGCTTTCGGACGTATATCGCTTGTCCTGGGGTCGTGTCGCCGTTTGTTTTTCTTTTCTTTCGCCGGGCGTGAATTCTGCCGCGTCATTTCTTCTTCTTTATGACATAGCCAGCAGCTTTGAGGTCCTTGACGATGAGTTCTGGTATGCCGCTCCAAATAGGGATGCCGGACTTGGTCAACGAGTGGGCAATGATGTCCATCTTTTTCTTGCGGTGTAACTGAAGTGTAATCATACGGGTATCGTACCAGTCCTTTTTGTTTTTGTCTACTTTTCGGTGCCCCCAGCAGGACTTGAACCTGCGGCCAAGGGATTATGAGTCCCCTGCTCTAACCAACTGAGCTATAGGGGCCTGTATTTAGTCATGTGTTTGAGTAATTGATTTGAGACAAGTTGGCCCAATGCCTAGCTCTTTGCTTTTTGCTGTGGTCAAGGCTTTGCCGCATGCAACGCACATTCCAGCTTCCAATCCGAGCCTTGACGCCAGCTCTTGCGTAAGAAGGACAGTTTTACCCATGCCATAATCGGTCATGAGTTTTACCATGTCACCGCTCTTTGACCACCAGTCACGGGTAGCAGGACGCCAAGAACAGCTATTGCCATTCTTCTCTACGCGGTAAACGATTCGTGAGCTCTCTTTGTAATAGAGACCGGGCTTTGGTTTAACAAACCCATAGTTGCGCTGCATTTTTATTTCGGCCATCTCCCTGATTGAGGAAGCATGTTTAAACTCGTCATCGCTAAAGTTGAATTTCTTTTTGTATTTAGCCAAAGCTTCAGAAACGCCTGGTATGTCTTCGTTTTGGCGCAACCATGATGCGAGCTCACCTTTTGGGTTCCCATTTAGTTTTTTCATTAGTCAAAAAACTTTTATGCCTCTTCGATTGATTCAATACGAGAAATATCTATCCAATTTTCCCGAAGAATGCCGTCGTCACGAGTTTTGATGTGGTGATAATACTCGGTAACAACATCGTGTTCACTAACTTTAATGACTCGCTCGTCAATAAAATTCCAGTAATCTGTCTTGATGTTTACGTACTTTCCTACGTACTGCTGTGCTTGACTATGTGTAAGTTTCATTTGTTTTTCCTGTTCTTTCGGTTTAGCGCCCTGAGTAGGAATCGAACCTACAACCTACAGATTAGAAGTCTGTTGCTCTATCCGATTGAGCTATCAGGGCTTATGAGAATTTGACTATGCGTCTAAGGACGTCTAGCATTAGCTCAGAAGTGAGAACAACATTCCAATCAAATGGAATTGTTCCACCATGCGCTTCTTTGGTCCTGTTGCATGCAGTGATTGACGTTATTGCAGATTCTACTGTGAGGGGGCGGGTGTTATAGGGAGCCACGGGTCCAAATGTGTGCCTTACGCCATCACTAGATGCATCGTCAACTGACATGCTGAAATACTAACGCGCCTAAACGCAGAAAGCAATCACGAAAGATATTTTTTTATCTTTTCTACAAACTTGTCTTTGGGGTACGCGCCAACGATTCTGTCCACAACACGACCGTTATCAAATATGATAACAGTAGGGATACTCATGACGCTATATTTCTGTGCAATCTGAGGGAAAGCGTCTACATCCAGCTTGCCTACTTCGATGTGTTCTTTATGTTCGTTTGCAACCTCTTCAATGATTGGACCGAAGAAAGAGCACGGGCCACACCATTCAGCCCACACGTCAACAAGTACGTACTTGTCTGTAGAGCCCAAGAAGGAATCGAAGTTCTGGTCGTTTAGTTCTTTGCTCACTTAATTGCCTTTGTCTCGTACAGTTCACGGATACGCTGGTACGTCTCTGCCTCAATAGCGTTCTTGTGAAAAGGGTCAAGCTTTGTTGCGCGCAGTTCGTTTGCTATCTCTGGCATCTCTTCAAACAAGACATTGAAAAATGCCTGCCCATAACGCCAGTCGTGCTCTTTTCTTACGTAGTCAGCACGGGTAGACACTGCAGCAATGAAGTCATTGTAATTTAAGTACCTCATGTTTATTTGATTCTACTATTGCACTTTAAGCAAAATTCAGACCACGGGTAACTCTTTCTCATCTCTACAGGATGTTCGCACTCAAGAGCGTTCTTGGCAGCAACATTGACAGCATCACGAATAAACTCAGCCATGGATATGCCAGACTTTTCAGCGGCTTCCTTCCATCTGACGTGGTCTATCTCTGAGGCACGCACCATGACCTGCTTCTGAGCTGGTTCCCCTGGTACGGAGCCAGTGTTTGCCTTACGTGTCAGCGTTAGGTTCTCTGCAACCTTGGCCATCGCTGCTTCTATGTTGTCTTCCTGCTCGTCATTCATCTGATTCCTCGTTTATGTCGATAACTTCTGCGTCCAGAATTGGACTTAGTTCTTTTTTCTCACCAAGTATTGACTCAATATAGTCCATTGGCATGACTCCGGACTTACCCATCAATTCTAGTAGTTTCTTTGCCTCTGCTTCAGGACTGAACTGGTTTGCCACGTTTACCTGTACAGCGCCAGCGAGCGCTGCCCTGATTGGGGTACGGGTAGAAACATCCATCTGGATATTGACATTATTCTGCTCCATGCCAAGGAGCTTGGAGCGCCTATCCATGATTGACAGAACCTGCTGTATGGCCTTGAGGTCTGGTTCTACCTGTACTTCGCTGCCATCGTCCATGGATATCTTCCTGTGCTGTGTCATGGGCCAGATGGCTTGTTGCAGCGCATCGAGCCTCTCAAGCTCCATACGGAGCACCTCAGGGTATGCCAGTATGGCTTCCTGGTTTAACTTCTCTAGTTGTCTAGATACGGAAGAAGACACGGCTTTAGACGTAACTCCGAACCTTCTGGCTATTTCGCTCGTTGGAATGCCGGCTTGGCGCATCTTAAATATACGCAGGTCCCTCTCTGCAAGGAACTCGCGTGTCAAGCTTTTGTTTGTGTTTTGGGCCATGCCGTACCTTAATCCATCTTTGTATATTCTAGTACGACAAACGGCAAGTCTGTGCCTCGTGCCAGTTTGGTCGGCCATGGGCGCTTGTCACGGGCTCCACGGAAGTGTCCAACATCATAGACATACCCAGCAAGGTTGGTGGGGTCTGGAGTTAGGGCAATGCCGAACTCTGGCCAACGAGACCACACGGATGAACCGAATGGACGCAGGTCACGGGAAGACATAGAGGTTCCCAGTGGGGCATGGTGCTCAAGCCATAGGGCACATCCATACACATCGCGAATCATGTCTAGGTACTTTGCTACTTCTACAGCAAGGGCTTCACTTGTACGGGTACCAGAATCAACGTACGACTTGTACATAGGACCCATGCAAATGAGTTGTGGTTGAACGCGCTCAATCACGCTCTCGATGTACATACGGTCCCTGCTGTCACATAGGTCTAGACCAGCGGGCTTCGAAAGCAAGTGGGCGTCTACCCTTCGTGCGCCAGACTTACGCATCGCTTGCGCCATAATACTGTGTGATGTGCGGCGGATGATTCGTTCAGGGTTCTCAAGGTCAATTGTCAGTGTTCGTATTGGTTCCATCTTCTGAAACGTAAACGGATGCAGTCCTGCAGCGCTACAGATGGCCACTTGACGCGCAAGCATTGTCTTACCAACACCTTCTGCAGCAACAACCATTACGCGCTCGCTCTTCTCTAGAAGGCCAGGGATAACCCAGTCGTAGGTATCGACTTCAGCTTCCTGGAGAAAGTCTTGCCAAACAACAAGACGCCCTGGGTTGCTTATCTCACGGGTGTCAGCAGAACCTAGAAGAATTGTTGCACGATTCAGTTTTTGCGTCAGCGTCAACTTGTCTTTAGAGAACACTTCCGCTATTTGGTCAAGGAGCTTGTCTTCGGTGCTTTCCTCGCCTTCGTCTACCTCCAGTTCTGGATAGTCTTCTGGACGCTCGTAGTACTCATATGAATCAAGGTCGTCAAATGTGCGACCTGATGTTAAGTGGTCAGTAATGTCTTTTCCGTATTTAGAAATCCAGATAGTGCATCCGGTACAGCCAACAGCAAGAAGCTTCTCTGAAACACTCAGTGCGTGCTGTTTACCAACCTCGTCATTATCAGCAATGATTTCAACGTGTGCACCAGCAAGAGTGTCCGTGTAGGACTGGTCCCACTTTCCTGCGCCACCATCCATTGTCGTTGCATGGATACCCATAGCAGCAAGAGTGTCAGCGTCTTTCTCACCCTCAACCAGCCATACTGGCTCACCCTTTTTAATCGCCTTAGTGATGTCGTCGAGACGATAAAGGACACGACGCACAGCAGGCTCTTTCAAGTTCCACACATATTCGCCTGGACGTGATGGGTCTGGCTGACGATTAGCAAACGACTTACTGCCGTCATCAAAGCGGAAACGAACCTTTTCATAGAGAAGATTGCCGTCTTCATCACAGTACGGGTAAGTCTTCTCTATTTTCTTGCCCATCTTCTTCTTTGCCGGAGATGGAGACGAAGCCTGCTGTTCATAATGTGGAGATGGCTTCCACTCATCGGAATCATTAAACAACTCGCGCGGAGAAAGCCCAACCGACTTGCATATCTCATCTACCGAACAAGACACACCACGATGACAATGAAGAAGTGCAGCACCATCATCGCCCTGTGCAATAGCAAGCGAAGGGTTGCTGTCGTCATTACGGCAAGGACAGCGAGCCATCCACTGGTTGCTGCCAGTTTGACGCACGCCCTGCAGTAGGGAAAGAACTTTGTCTACCGAGCCAGATACTTGACTCATAATATTTTAATCACACGTGGGTGAACAATAAGGGTTCCGAGTTCACGGCGCTTACGGGTTTCTACTTCACGCGCAGACGCAGACAACCCTCCCCAAATGCCAAATATTTCTTCTGCTTCAATTGCGTAGTCAAGACACTCTTGGCGAACATCACACTGATTGCATACCTCTACCGCCTTAATACGCCAGTGGCGTTGTATGGATGTCTCGCTTTTTGAAGGGAACCACCACTCTGTTGGGTGACCTATGCAAGCTCCATTTACGGGTGGCCTTAGCTCAAGATTGCGCATATAACGCACTGTACTGTCCATATTGGTTCCCTTGTAGGTGTAGGTGTTGTTTTGTAGGTAAAGCTAGCGCTAACTAAGTCGTCGCACTGCACGCATCAAGAAATCCCTGAATACCTGCTTGTAGGTCGGCTTCTTGTCGAAGTGTATCCGAACAAACGCCTCAGCAGCAATGTTTGAAAGCAATGTTATGTCACGTGTCATCTGCTCAAACTCCGGCGAGTTTAAAAAGTACAACCACGCATTGCTATCGAAGCTGTCATAGCACGCAAAAATGTAATCGTCTAACCCGTGAGAATCGGCGATTATCTCTAGACGCCAAAGAGTGCAAGCTTCTACTGCGTGCAGTATTTCAGTAACGGCGTTTATGCCGTCATTCTTGTATGCGTACTCGACAAACTGCGATATTTGACGCTGACGCTGGTCGCTCCAGTCTTCGTCATCATAAAGCATGAATTCTGATGGGTCGTCATCTGACTCAAAGGCGATAGATATTTCGTCATCATCGTCCTCTTCCCAATCAAACATATCTTCAGGAAAAAAGTCGCGTGCCATCCATTTAGTTTATCACTAGAGAATGAGTTAGCAACTTTTTCTGAGTGACAAATGAATTTTCATCCATGGACGCAACAGCATTGGCGTAAGTGTCGCTTGTGCGTGAATGGTCAAAGTATTCGACTATCGCATTATATAGAGACCATCCGTTGTAGCCATAACCTCCGGCGTTCCGTTTATTCCCATAAATAGACAGAACTTCGTCAATAGTTTCAATGCGATTTTTCTGTTGACGTGCGGTTTCGTCTTTTTGTTTAGGGAATACGCCGTCAATAACATCTGACAACTTTTTACTTCTAGGCGCAGCGTTGATACTCATCATTTTTTCTGCCTCAATCTTGAACATGTCAGCCCAGACTGTCGAAATTCTAAGCACTTCTTTTGCTTCGTCTATCACAGAGTCAACGTTGCGTGTGTGTCGTGCTGTAAACACTCTCTGAGCCTGCTTCAGTCCGAGGATGACCGTGTTATTGCATACGGCACGAATGTCTGTATTTGCATACCGAATAGGCCATACGCCATCGTGACCGGCGGAAACGACCAGATATCTAGCAATTTTATCGTTGACACCCGCAGGGTCTATAACAAGTCCCCCAAGTTCGATTGTCGCAAAGAATCTCGCACCGTCACGCAGTACGCCAACAGTGTCCATTACGGCATCGTTCTCGTCAGCACCGACTACAGCCAGGGCTCTTTCAAGCACTTCCCTGTTCTGCCTTACTGCGTATCTGGTTCCAACTGTAGCTAACGGATTGAATGAGCCATCAAGGTTTTGCCTAATGGTGGCCCGACTGTCTTCAACTATTAGTGCAGAACCATCACTGTTTCTGATTAAGTTCCCGTAGTCATCAACTGCGGCCACTTTGGTTAGAAGGACGTCGAAATCAGCATTTGCAGCCTTGAGCATCTGGTCAATTGTCTGCAACCCAGCCATGGGCGTACCAAGTCTGTGCCAAGGGATAGACCTATCTCCACCAGTGGCATAAGCCATACTGGCTTTGCCGGAGCTGCTTATTTCAAGTTCGTGTGACATATCGTGTAACTCACAATAGCAGTAAGAAATTTACGCCTCAGGCAGATTTTTTTTGATATGGGGTTGCAAAACCCTCAAAGACATGTTTATCCTTGACACCTACCGAACGCAACCGCGTTCCTAACGAAGGAGCTCACAATGAGCACATTTATTTCCGGCGTGGCGCAGACACCCACGACTGACACGGCAGGTTCCGTGGGCATTATTGACCAGTCGGTCTCTACAATCACTCGCAGTGCTCGCGTTAATGCATTTCTTGAAAATGCCTCAAAAGCACCCAGCCTGACTGTTGCCGACATTTCTGAAGTCTGCATCAATAACCCTGGTGCAGTTGTAAAGGCAACCATTACCCCCGAGCTGGCCCAGCACCTTCTGGCGCTCATCAATACCCACAACCGCCCTCTCTCGCCCGCGCGCGTACGCCAGTACGTAGACGTGCTCAAGCGTGGACAGTACGTGTTTAATGGTGAGTCAATCCAGATTGGCTTGACAGATTCTGGCCACATGCAACTCCTAAATGGACAGCACCGCCTACACGCGTGCGCTTCTGCTGGTGTTTCTTTTGAGACAGTGTTGGTTCTTGGCCTTCCCATCTCGGTATTCAGCACAATCGACCGTGGTAAGACCCGTAGTCACTCTGATGTGCTTTCCGTTGCTGGGTTTAAGAACACACACAACATTCAGCCAGCAGCACGTATTCTCGTTGCGATGGAAGCAGGGTTCTCTCCCACAATCCGCTCAACAATGAATCTCATCACCGCTGAGGACATCCTTCAGTATGTGTACGCCAACGAGGAAGTCCTAATGGATGCCCACGCTATTGCGTCACGCATCTCGTCTGTTGCTGGAGGCATTCAAAGCGCATGGATTATCTTCTATGTGCATGCGTTCCAACAGCGTGTTCAGGCTGGATTTAGCGGCCAAGAGGTTGCGGAGTTTTGTAAGGCAATCGAGACTGGTGCATCCCTTAAGGCAATGAACCCTGCTCTAGCACTTCGCCAATGGCTTGGTCGTGGAGGCTCGAAGCGCAAGGGCGCAGCAGGCAAGAATGTTCTTGAAGCTGCAACCTTCATTACCACCTTCAACAAGTGGATTGAAGGCTCTTCGCTTCAGCAGGTTCGCCCCTGGGCAGCAGATTCATCAGAATTCCCTACTGTTACCACCAGCGGAATCGTACATTCGCCATTCTGGGCGTAAGCGATAACTGCGCACAGAGAGGCGCAGTCGCTATAATAAGTTCAGGAACGTGGGGCTGGTGTTGCTTAAAAGTATGCCAGCCCCATGTTGCTCATGGAGGTATATATGCCCGTAGAGTACGGACACAGACGGCACGATTATTCATTAGAAGACAGCTCGACTGTCACTCAGTACACTAAATGGTTTACTCTGAACAACTACGAATATGTAATCCACTACGCCGAAGGTATGTTTACAATTCACGCACATAGTCTCGTAACAAAGACAACTACTAAATGCCGTTCTGCTACAACGCTTGAAAGCGCCTACCACAACGCTTATTGCGACATTAAGAAGCTCATCAAGGGTGCGACGTGACACGACAGCGTCTATTTCTAGACATGACATGCGTTGACGCAGCGCGCGAAAGAATACGACACGTTTATGATACTTTTGATACTGTTTGCGTTCAGTTTTCTGGAGGAAAAGACAGCACAGCTGTTCTTTACTTGGCTAAAGAAATTCATGAAGAACGAGGACTTGGACCGGTAAAGGTAATCTTCCGCGATGAAGAGATGGTTTCTCCTACCGTTATCAAGTTCGTAGAAGAAGTGCGCAACTATGACTGGGTCGACATGGAGTGGTATTGCCTTCCAGTAGGGCAAGAAGTGTGGGTACTCGGACGCAGAGAGTACTGCTTGCTCTGGTCGCCGTATAGAGCATCACAGGGCCGCCTAGTGCGCGAAATGCCACCATACGCAATCCGGGCAGAGAACTTCGGATTAGACCCAAATAAGGTTCTTCCACAATCAATCGACTACTACACAATGCAGGGCAAAAACGGCCGCACGGCATTCATTACCGGAGTACGTGCAAATGAATCAATGATTCGCTACCGTTCGTGCGTTCAGAAACTGCACGAGAACTACATTGTCACTCCTTACCGCATGAAGAAAAACATACCTCTACGGTTTGCCAAAATTATTTACGACTGGACAACGGATGATGTTCTTAAGTTTATTACAGAAGAGCATGACGCAACATACTGTGACTATTACGACCGCGCTGCGCTGACTGGTTCTAACACGCGTGTAGGTATCCCTCTCCATGCTGTGGCAATTCGACGCCTTGGTGATGTAATCGCTACGGAGCCAGAGTTCTACGACAGATTGTTTGAATGCTTCCCGCACATTGATGCGCAGCGCCGGCTATGGGCAGACTACGACTTAGAAGGTCGAATCATGCAATACGCGCGCGATGGGTGGCCTGGAATAAAAAGATGCGTAGAAGAAAACATTGTTACGCCTGGGTTAAAGCTGCGCGCACAAGCGTATTGCGCAGAATTCCGCAAGAAGCACGCTAAGGACCCGTACTCCTACCCGCTACATTTGCTAGCAAGAAACCTCTTAATACATGAGTTCAGCGCAATGGCCGTAAGCCCTATTGGTCCAGGTACTCGCGCATACACAATTCAGCAAGAACAGGAACAAGAAAGACTAGATGGAATCTGAACCCATGATTCGTTCTATGTCCCATGCTTCCAAGAAAACAACAGCCTGAACAACTCTGCCGCCCCATTCTGATGTCTCATCAATGTAGATGTTTACCGCGCTTACCTCTACACCGAGCTTTTTAGCTAAAGCTGCTTTCGTTCTTGCCGCATCTTGCTCGTATGATGCTACATAAGACGCTATCTCATCATGAATGTCAGCAAAATCTGCGAACACGGGCTTAGCGCCGGCTAATTGAGCCAGCATCTGTGTACCCATTTCGGCTTTTAGACACCCTTCACAAGCAATCTTGGTTGTGGATGCTGCTCTTTTTCTTACTTCGGCATGTCCGCAGGAAAGCTTATGTATGTATTCGACCTTCCCCCATCTACCGGACCGAATAACTTCGACAACTTCTTGTTGTGGGGCTGCTTTTTTACTAATCGTCATCTTCTATGTCGTCCCAGGCTATTGATTCAATATATCCGGAGTAGTACTTTTCGGTAAACTTGAGTTGCACTTCACCGAACTTGTCAAGACCTACCGCTTCAATAAATCCTTCTTCGAGCATCTCAAAAAGCTGCCATTCAAATTGCCACTCATCATCGCTTAGCCATTCCGTTGCCATCTTTTTCCAGACCTGCATTAATCAAGTCAAAGATTAACTGACCTGCTCCATCACTCAATTCTACATCGGAGCCCTCTGTGGCCATGTTAACAACGTTGCGCTTTGACTTAATGAGGTCGTAAATCTTTTCGTCAATCGTTCCTTGAGCAAGGATGTATGTGGCTATTACGCTTCCTTTTTGTCCCAATCTATGGCAACGCGAGTAAGTCTGGTCAACATCCGCGGGCGTCCACGGAAGTTCTACGAACAACACGTCTTGTGCGGCTGTAAGCGTGTGTCCGGTCTTTGCTGCTTGCATTGACAAAGAAATAACTGGCGCATCGTCTATTGAACCTGTTTGAAATAAGTTCTTATGCTCCTGAACGTCTTCTGCCGTCATTCCGCCCTGAATTTTGAGCCCGCCATACTTCTTGGCTATGGCGTCAACTATTTCGCGATGATGGGCAGCCACGACAACTTTGTCGCCGTTAGCAAGTTTAGAATCAATCCATTCATTTACAGACTCCATCTTTGCTTTTGCCGCAAGCCGGCGAAGGACCGAGATGCGTACCAGGTGTTCGTTTGACTCGGCGCGAATTCTTGCTTGAACGGCAGCAGAGTACGGAGACTGACCAAGCTCTTTGGCTATTTCTTTTGCACGCGCAACAAGGTACTCAATGATGTCTTCTTCGGCCTTTAGGTATTCTTTCATGGCTGCAGCACTAGGCTCCACTACAACCTTGGAGTGACGTACTGCTGGAAGTTCCGACAACACTTCGGACTTGATGCGACGTATGTAGCAATTACTGCGCAGCATCTCATTAAGCTCATCAAGGTTAGACGAACCCTCGATGTGCCATTGACCGAACCTGTCACGGAAAGCTCCGCAGTAGCGTCGGTAAAAGCCCCACAGGCCACCAAACTTGTTGAGCTGCCCAAGAATATCAAGCTGACTTGCGTACTCTGCTGGGCGATTGGTGATTGGCGTTCCGGTAAGGCAGAGAACAAGCCCTTCCTTGGGTGCGGAGCGAGCCATCTTGATAGCGGCTTTTGTGCGCTTGGCGGTTGGTGTCTTGGCGTAGTGCGACTCGTCGTAGACATACGAGCGATGACCTTTAAGCTGGTTCTGCCAATGGTCGATGTTCGAGTAGCCGATAATCAAATAGTCGTACGTACCTTTCTCGGGGAAAACCGAGCGATTGGTTACAACAACAACCCTGCGGTGGGGTAGCCACTTGTTTACCTCATCGCGCCAGTTAAGAACAAGGGTTGGTGGGCATGTAACAACTACGGGGTACGAATCGTGGACATACTCGAGGGTACCTATCGCCTGCATTGTTTTTCCTAGACCCATGTCGTCAGCAATAAAACACCTGCGGGCATTGGCTGCATACGCAACTCCGGCTTTCTGATAGGGAAGAAGCTCGCCGGCAAGGCCAGGTATGTCAAGCTCTGCTGTTTTTGCGCGCGATGCTGCAATTGTGTCGTTCTTCACCTGCTGCATGTCTTCGGCAATGTCAAAAAGGTTTTCGTCTATCGGTTGATTGAACTTGTTTCCCCATTCAATTGCTTCTTGCAACGCCGTAGAAGGGACGCGCCATGCCATTGTTTTAGAGTGCCAGGTGACTCCGGGCAAGGATTTGACGCTACGCACCTTCACGGGGTCGTAGGCGAAGCTTAGATACACCCAATCCCCATCCATATAGACACCCTTAACTTCGTTCTCTGGCGTCGGCAGGTCAAACTTCATTACTGCGGCGTCAATCATAAAACCCCACTTGTCGGCAAGCTCTCTAGCCTCGTCGATACTCGCCATAGGAACGCGCCACACTCGGGCAACCTTGTCCCACTTTGCTCCATTAACAGCCTTGATAACGGTTACGCGCTCAGCGTTGTAGGGAAAGTCCATTACCAAGTGGTCATCGGCAAGAAATAGAGCGCCTTCTGTCATCCCCTCATCATAGCCGCGTATGTAGAATTAGTCTATGAGTACTGAAAAGTTTTACGACAATGAAGACGTTGCAAGGTCATGGTCCGAGATAAACCTCAACTACACGGCCGCCCCAAGCAACGCAAACCATCTACTCAGATGGGCCCTGCCTCGAGTGATGGCATATTACTCTCAGGAGATGTGGTGCGCCGGGTGGCTCGACACTGCCGATAAGACACTGCCGGACATGTTCCCGGAGATAGCAGAAATTGCGGCGACCCTCGGAGAGATTTGCACTTACTGGGATGGTGAAGATTTGGGGGAAATCGAGTGGGAAAAATACAGCCCCCGATAAACTGCAGGTATGCCAAGTAAACAAATACCACACGCAGACCGTTATCCAAGTTTCGGAATATCAAAGAAGGACATTCCCTACGGTTCCCTTCCTAAGCAATTGCTCTACTATGGGCGATTTCGTATGGAAAAATTCACATTTGAAAAGTATCGGGACTTCCGAAGCGACGCGCGGCCATCAAAACAGTCGTTTGCGCTTGCTGTTAAGAAGCTGGTATCCATGGGATTCCTTGTTGTTTCGGGTGATGGTTTTATCATTACACCACACGGAGTCCAAGCAGTTCGTTTAATAGGTGCCCGTGACTCGATGCGCGCGGACCGACTCCACAAACCAGAAGATGATTAATCAACGGGGCTGCACAATTCACTCGTAGAGTGAATTTGCAGACTGCGAACGAAGTCACGTCTGGAACGAAAGTAGTTTTCTGCTTTGGCGCAGCCAAGCAGAATGCGTATTGAGTGGAAGGTCGTGACGGAGTGAGCGGGGCTACTAAGTAGCCAAAAAAGGGCAAAAAAAATGCCCCTGCCTGAGCAGGGACATCTTTTTCCTTTCACAATGCTAATATCGCAAACAAAACTGCTACAAAGATAACAGAACTCATTTTCCCCCTTTAGTTTCCGTACCCGTATGGGTCGTAGATGGTTGTTGGTGTTTCACATGGGTAGTGGAGCATTTCGCATTCAGGGGTGTCGCTGTCGTACGAGTTGGAAATAGCAATGATGCCCAACCAAACCGCACTAACAATGGTTCCCCAAAACACAAAACGAACGCAAGTGCGTACAAAATTGTACATAGTTTCCCTTCGGGTTCTCCGCCCATGTACAAGGTACAAGTTACAAGAGTCAAAGTCAAGAACCTTTTCGTGTGCTGTTTGTCACCCTTGACCCAAGACCGCACGAGGTGCTGGCGGAGATGCGCCCAAGTCATAAAAACTCAACGGGGCTCTGAAGTACTCTCGCCAGAGAGTTACGAAGAGCCTGCGAGTAAAGTTATGACTGTAATGAACGAAGGTTTCTGCTTCGGCGTAGCCGAGCAGAATCTGAGTGAGTGGAAGGCTGTAACTTTACGAGCCAACGGGACTGCAAAGGCATTGGCAAATACATTGACGGTGGCGGAAGACAAAAAGAAAAGTCCCCGCACCGAAGCACGGGGACTTTTTAGAAAGTAAGTATGATTATGAGTGCGATTACAAAAAGAAGACTATTCATTTTCCTCTCTTGCTAAATAAACGGGTTGGTTATGGCTTATCGGCGTGGAGAAAGTAGTGCAGCGAGTCCGACTGGGTGGTCGTTACCCATTCGGCTGCGAATTTCTGCATCTACTACCGCAACGATTAGGTCGTTTTCGGCGTTCGCTTCGTATTCGGAACTAAGACGAATAATCTCGTAAAGTTCTACTAGCGTCTTGCCCTTGGCAAGTTGTTCTGCTTCTGTTTTTGTCATTATTTTTTCACCCCCTCGGTTATGGTTACACCTTATAGGGTGCAGTGCGCAATTCCACTATGACACTCGTCACGCTCGTGCGCCTTTCGGCAAGGTTGAGGCTTGCCATCAGCCATCTGAGCAACCAGACCTGATGCGACAGCAATAGTCCCGCATCCCCAAGATGGGTATGCGGGGCTCCCGTGCGAAGATGGCAAAACTCTGACACACCCCAGTCAAACCAAGCAACATAACAAGTTTTTTTCATTTGTCAAGTTTGTTTTATGACTTTTTTGTTTTTTTTGACAAAAAACTTGAAGTTCTTTGAGTTTTTTGCTCAGTTTTTTTGGCGACGGGCGAGCGTGCGCTGAGAGCAACCCCCTTCACAAGCGGGGCTGTGAAGGGGGTTGTAAATAAATTGACGGTGGCGGAAGAGGCGCAAAAAAAACCCTCGCACCGAAGCACGAGGGTTTTTCTTTTAGAAAGAAAGAATAACGATGATGGCGATTACAAAAAGAAGACTATTCATTCTCTTCTTTCTTTGGACACTCGCCTTGTATGTGAAAGCAACCAAGCCCACGAAGCCAAACGCAATTAGTACCTTCGTCAATGATGTGACCGCATCGCCCGCACTTAGTGCCCTCAAACGCCTTCACCATCTTGCCAAAAGTTTTTCCGTATCTTTTTGACTTCTGTAACTTGGCTTCTTCCGGATAGAACTCCGGCATGAAACCTCCTTGTAGATAGTAAGTAGCAGGTTACAGGTCACAACTCGCTTTGACAAGTGTCGTTTGTCACAGCCGAACCGCAACAAACACAAGCAGAACCAGCACATAGAACTTCACGATGTCGGTCGTGGTCGCAGCGGCAGCGGGGGCCCGTGGCCACGGGTTGGGCCAGAGTCCCGGACGGAAAAATCCGGCCGCGGGGCTTCCCCGTCGGAAGACATCTGAACGTGGGTTCTTCACCTGAGGACTTAGCGTTTTGCCGACTTTCTTTTGTGTTTGAGTAAAAAATAGCAACTTTGAGTAAAAAATACGAAGTTCCATTATTTTTTTCTCCCTTCCAAGCTCGAGCTCGAGCTCACGTGACTCCGTCTGGGGTACTTGGTGGGCGGGGCTACCAAGTACCTCTAAACTATTGGTGACGGTGGCGTAAGACAATGCGCACAACAAGAAACGCCCGCCCCCTTTCGGGAACGGGCGCACTTGGCTAGTTGGGTTGTTGGGTTGGATTACTTCCAGCAGGAAGCAGAATACACAGCGTCGCCTAGGTTCTCGCAATAAACATCTAGCACTTCGTGCTCAACGACTAGCGTACCTTTGGCTTCGCCACGGTTCACAAGGCGCACACGGCGCACTTCGTACAGGTCTAGAAAGTTGAGCACCACCTCAACCGCGCGACTTTCGCCACACGGCATCAGTAAGCCGATAGTCACGCCATCACTAGCGTTTATCTTTGCCCACTTGCCACCGCAAACAGCATAGAAGTTCATTCTGCCCATTTGGGCTATAACTTCTTGCGGGTCACAGTCACGACCTGAACGGTCACGATTACGCAATGCGATAAGTGACAGGTCAGTATTTGTTAGTTTCATTTCACCCCCTTCCACTTTGTAGGGTACAAGCAACACGCTACAAACGCAAGTGGCAGTTGTCACACGCCAGCCGAGGCAGACCAAGCCACAGCCGAGAAACTCCGTCGCGCGCGCGGGATAGTCCCGATGTCAGCATCGCTACCATCGGGGCTCCCAGATGCGACGGGTGCGCTGATGGTAAAAAGCATAACACGAAGTCCGTTTTTGTCAAGTTTTTTGGCGCAATCTCACTAAAAGTGGTCAAAAAACAAAGTTTATTACGCTGCGTGGTCAAAAAAAGAAAAAACCAAAACACAAACCAACCGACTTGCCTGGTTTCAACCCCCTTCGCCTGGCTTCTTCTGGGGCTGCGCGTTAGCCCCGCTACCCCTCAGCCCCATTACGACGGTGGCGCAAGAGCGAGTTGTTCTTCGCCGTCTATTCACTCACTCCCTTCCTCGCTTCTCCCTGTGTGACAAACGGCACTTGCAATGTGTGTTTGACACCTGTACCCTTCACTCTATGAAAAAGTTGCGTGAAGAAAAAACAAGTCACCCACCTATCTACTACAAGGTGCGTTCGTGTGTACGGTTTGTCTTTTGGACAAGCCTCATCGGTACGACACTCATTCTTCTCGCCTCTATCGGAGATGAGAAGCAAGGTCTATCTGACTGCGAGTATTATCACTACCCGTGTGAAACAACAACGACCTTGTACGACCCGTACGGGTACAACATCTACCAACCCTGAAAGAAGAAAATGAAAAACTACACAGGCACAATAACCTTGCACCTTGACGGGTTTGAGGCTGACGATGAAAAGTCTGCTAACGAAATAGTCAATGCGTACCTTGACCATTTGACAAGCGTTCTAGAAACCAACACAGGAAAACTAACTTGGTGGAACTCTGACTATTCAGTAGAGGAAGAATGAGTATTACCTGTGATACTTGTGGTTTAGAACAACGCAACACACAACAAAGCGTGTCCCCTGATGGGGGTTGGTCTTTACCTATTGACTGCTTCGGCTACTACGGGGGCTTTGACGACTGCGTTGATGTGCTGATAGGTGGAGAAGAGACACGCTTTCTGAGTATGTGTCACGACTGCGTTGTAAAGTTTCTGACCACTTTCCCGTTGCTTGGTAACAAGTTTCAAGGTGGCTGTCACCCGAACTTCATACACACGGACTTTCGTGATGATGGTGACGATGGGACACTTCACCCTTCGTGCTGTCGCTGGGCTTGGACTTGGAAGAAAGTCGGCAACGGTAAGCCCGACACTTACTTTGGCGATGGCAATGGTGGCTGGCGCAAGGCGCACCAATGATGAGCATCATCTTTGTTGTCGCCATTGGTCTTGTTCTTTTCCTGAACTAAAACAGGGTCTCGGCTTGTTCAGACCTGCCGTGTAAATCCGTTTCCAAGCACACAGCGTGTGCGTACCGATGCTGACTCTGTATGCCCTTCGGAGATGTGTTGTTGTTTGACCGAACCCAACACAAGACCTGCTTCATCACTCCACTTTCACCGACTGAAACTGGGTGGTCGCAATATACACAACGAAATAAGGCGTAGGTCATAATGTTTATACTAGCGGGGCTGCGAAGCAGACCCAACTCTATTATGACGGTGGGGGAAGAGAACTATTCGGGGACAGCACAAAGGGGTCGCCCACCGATGTAACTCGGCGAACGACCCCTTGGCTCTTGGGGGGACTTAGTTGTTCTTTGCCTCTACGACACGGCGACAATGAGTAATGAACATTTGGAACAAGTCAGGAATGTTGCCACCACCTGTTTTCCCAACCTCTTGGAAGTCGTCAGCCTCGTCAAAGACAGGCATACCGTTGTCGTCATAGCGATACAGAAGCGTCTGCGCTATTGCTTCTCCGTCCCACGGATAGACAGTAGCGATAATGCCCTCACGGACATCTGTGGAAGGATTTTTTTTGTAGTCCTCTTCCATTTCTCCACGCTGTGCTTTTTCCATTTCTTCGTCTGTCATTGCTGGACGACAGTAGCCCTCTACGACATAAGCAAGCCACAGGAACTTTGGTGTTCCGTACTGCTCGGTCATTCCTTGTAGCAAGCCGTCTAGCATTACAGGCAAGGTGTCTGTTGGGTGACCTTCCATAAGGTCGGGGGCGATGAAGCCATCGCCGTTTGCGAACTCTCCGAAGAGTATTGGTGGTGCGTCTGCTATGCCACCATTCTCTTCACAAAGTATCCACTTTGCTTGTTTTGCTTTTTCCACGACCATCGCAAGAACTTGCTCTGGACTATTTTCTTCTTCCATTTTTTACCCCCCAAGGGTGTAGGTGTATGTAACAACTGTAAGTGTACGGAACAACAACACAAAACACAAGTGTCGTTTGTCACAGCCCTTCATCGGAAGCCAGCCTCGTGTGCGACTGCGCCCGTGCGTGCGCCCGTAAGCCCCGAAGGGCGATGCGAGCATCGGGACTCTCGCACGGCCCAGAAGAACCGGCCCTCGACGGGGACTTTCTGGCCTTAGTTTTTTGCCAGTTTTGCTTAGATAAACACGGATAGTGGTGAAAAGTAAAAGTTTCTTACTCAAAGTGGTCAAAACTGAGTCAAACACAAAAAAAGTCAAACTCAAACGTGCTGAGATAGAACGTTCGGGGGCTTACTGCCATCGGGTAGCGGGGCTGCCGATGGCAGTCTCACTACTATGACGGTGGCGGAAGAGAGTGCGTACAAACAACAAGCCCGCCCCCTTTCGGGAACGGGCTTGCTTGGTTGTGGTTGGTTGGATTAGCGGTCTGGATTAGGCGTTGCCTGCACCGTGAAAGTTCCGCTTGCATCGTGGTGAGAAAGGTGACAAGTGAGAATCATCGTTTCGGGGTCAAGCGTGTAGCGCAATGACCAGTCCGAACGAACGGTAATACTCTCCAACAACTCCATCGGACTATCGGCGCGGAAAATACCATTGCGCCCACCGCCCCACAACGGGAATCCCTGAACACGCCACCAAGTGTCGCCTTCGTTGAGTTCCTCATTATGAGCAATGAGCGTGTTGGCTACTTCAGCGAACACAAAGTTCGCATCGTCCCACTCCACTTCGTCTGAAGTGTTGCTTATCACTTCCCACTCAATGACAGAATCAGTCATGATTCCCCCCTTTTGTGAGTTGAGACTTTCAGACTACCAAGTTAGTAGCCATTAGTCAAGTAGTTGTTTTGTGACATTAGGCACTAAGCACAATGATTAGGGCTATTACAAATAGTAGTGAGTTCATTGTTAGTCACTTTACACACACAGCCTCGCCGATGTCAAGTCTTTCCTCAGCCGACATCGCCGCTGCCGATGGCAACCTGAGCGTCGCCCCAGTAGCCCCGCGGGCCGGTTTTTCCGGCCGGGGCTCAAGACCCCAAAGCGACGGTGGCGCAAGAAGCACGGGCGAAGGGCGAGTTCACGGGGGGGGTGTGCGAGTGAGTGAGACAGTTTGGCTCCGAATGTCTCAGGCGAACACCTGTTCGTAGCGTGAGACAGTTTGGGCGTTTGTGTCTCATGCGAACACTTGTTCGGCGAACACCTGTTCTGTGACAAATGTCATGTTGCAATGTGTGGGTGACACCTGTACCCTTACAAGTGAGACAACTGAACCGAAGCCTTTTGGGATTGCTCCACATAATCTGTGACCTGAAACCATAGGGGGGAACTGTCGGGGTAGGGGGTGCGCCTTAGACAAGCGCACCTGTCTCACTTACAACCAAAGCACCGAGAAGGGGAAACCATGACACGCAAGGACTATGTCCTGCTGGCAAAGTTTCTCAACGACAAGCGCAAAGACTTGGAAGCGAGCATGATGCCACAGGCAGAAGCAACGCTGAAAGGTTTTGACGAGGCTATCAAAGCAATCGCCAAAGCCCTACAATCCGAGAACTACCGTTTTGACGCTGAGAAGTTTGCAAACGCAATCACCAAATAATCGCAAGAGCAAACCCGAAACACTAGCCCCACGCTTTACGGCGTGGGGCTTTTGTTTTGCCCAGTCACAGCCTCAGAACCCAGAAGAACTCCCAGATGGCACGGAAGCCCCGCGGCGCGTTTTTGCCGGACGGGGCTACCAGACAAAAACCGACGGTGGCGGAAGAACTCGCCAGCACGGATGCGACTTGTACAAGTTCATGTACAGGTGTGACGAACGACACAAAAATAACCTATTGACAAGTGCCATGTGTCTATTACACTCTCTACTACCTACTAGAAAGGGGTATCCAATGGGAATGGATGTTTATGGCATAGAGCCAAAGAATGAGAAGGGCGCATACTTCCGCAATAATGTGTGGTGGTGGCGACCCTTATGGGAATACTGCGAGTTTGTCGCACCTGAACTGACCTGTACGGTTGAGAACGGCTATTCCAATGACGGAGATGGGCTTGATGCAGAAGATGCGAAAGAACTTGCTAAGGCACTTCGCAAGAGCCTGCGTGACGGAACGCTAGACAACTACGAGCAGACACGCACCGAATGGCTTGCGTCTTTGCCTATTCGCCCATGTGTTCATTGTCAGGCGACAGGGAAGCGTACTTGGTACACCAACCCGAAAGAGAAAAACGAATACAAGGCATCTATCTCTTACGACCTCATGGAAGCCATGATGAATGAGAAAGACAACGAGGGTACTGGTAACGGACAACTTCCGACCTACACCATTGTTGAGAAGCCTGAGGGCTGGACAGAAGAAACAAAAGAATGTAACGGCTGTCAGGGAACTGGTGGTCAGCAACATTGGGCAAAGAACTATCCGTTTGACAAAAAGAATGTTCGTGAGTTCATTACTTTCTTGGCAAACTGTGGTGGATTTCAGATTTGCTAATGAAACGCATTGACCAACTCGCAAACGAATGGGTGAAGGGCGTATTCGCTGGAAAGCGAGTACGCCTTATCCATTGCTCAGACCCATACACAAAACTACAAAACGGTGATGAAGGCGTTGTGGACTACATTGACGACATGGGTACTCTTCATGTCAAGTGGGACAACGGCTCATCACTCGGTCTAATACAAGGAGAAGATACATGGACATACATTTAGAACCCGAAAGTCCCCTCACGGACTTGACTAACGAAGAACTGGTTGATTTGTTAGACGAGCAATACTTCACGCTCGGCACTACTGGCTCAGAGGCACTAGAAATAGTGCTAGGCGATTTAGAGGCAGGCGAGTATCTGAACACGCACGGCATCTCAGACGAGCGCATGATTTGGGTAGTGGCAAGCCTTGCTCGCCGACTTGCGCCTGCGTGGAACACCCCTGCTATGGAGTATTACAAGCAGGTGAAGTCAAAGTGATGTCTGTCATCTTTTGTGTTGGACTGTTCATAATCTTGTTCTCCTCTGACATCTGACTAAGGCGCAAGCCAAAGTCATAAAGCCCGTTGGGTGCGTTTCACGCTGACGCACTCAACGGGTTTTTTTATGCCCCTATTCCTGCCGCTGCCGACTGGGATGGCAACTGGGATGGCAAACCCGCCGGGGCTGCGAAGCGCACCCGTACTACTTATGACGGTGGGGGAAGACGACTACTTAGCAGGTGGGCAACAAGTTCACGGACAGCAGAAAGCCCCACAGACCTGTCGTGTCCGAGGGTCGGTAGGGCTTTGAGCGAGCCTGTGAGGGGCTTAGTTCGTGCGAGCCACCATGTAGCCGATTGCTGTTGTCAGGGCGTTAGCGAGAGAGCCTGAGCCACTTGTCTCGGTAATAAGTTCGTCAGGGTCGTCAGCGAAACGAAGCGATGACACCATGTGCTTTGCCTTGTCCACGCAACTCACAAGACGCACACGGCGACGAAGGGGGTGTTCGCTTGGTGGGGTACTCATTGTGCCATCTTCTGCGATTGTGCCATCATCGGTAATCGGGCAAGCCCAACCTGTTGTGATGATGCCGATGCCGAGTTCCCAACTGCCTAGGTGCTTGTCAGTCACCATCTCTAATGCTTGGTACGCATCTGCTTCACGGACAAGGATACGGAAGCCATCGCTAGTGAAGGCGAAGATGACTGCTTCTTCCATTTGGAATGGGTCATCACCACCTTCGGGATTTGACAGGTTGGCGAGTGATGCCACCTGTAATAGTTGTTCTGTCATGTCTCTCCCCTTTCGTGGGATAGGTGTGTGGTACAAGGAACAAGATACAGGCACTTTCTGAAAGTGTCAAGCATTTGTCAAACATTCATGTGTGGCGTTTGTCACATCGGTTAGTGAACATTACTCAACGCGTTGATGCGCCAGAAACCCCCCAGACCCGACATCTGGCTGGAAGCCCCGCCCCCCCGCCGCCGCCAACGGGGCTAACGCCAGAACGACGGTGGCGTAAGACCAGCCCCCTGCCCCCGACCACCATCAGCCCACCATCTCCACCACCCCACACCGACCCCGACAGCCCGATTGCGCCGTGTGACAAAGGACACAAAGAAACAACTTGCTATTGCGCCGTGTCACCTGTACCTTTACAACTCATACAGCGAGCAAGCCTAGTGAGTGTGACAAACGACACAAAGAAATAACTTGTGTTTCTGTCCTACCACCTGTAACTTGTTCATTGTCACCTACAAGTCCCAATGAAAGGGGAACACAATGGCACTATCCATAGACCAAGCCACCCGTGCTTACTTACTCGCAAAAGAGGAAAGCGCACAGGCAGAGAAGGCAAAGAAAGAAGCAGAGACAGAACTCCGTAAGGCGTTAGCAACTGCTGGATTGACAGAGAGCGTCATAGATGGCGTTCAGGTCAGCATCACCACAGGCACACGCCGTGCCTTTGACGCAGACAAACTGGCAATGCTCGTGAAGCCTGCTATCTACAAGAAGGTCACAAAGACCGTCATTGACGCAGACCTCTTTGAGAAGGCAGTTGGCATCATCATTGAGCAGAGCGTTGCCGATGAAGTCACCACCGTCACCACCTACTCACAGGTGCGTACCTACAACATCTCACCTGATGCGAAGTCCAAGTCCACCGACAAAGCGCAGGTCGCCTAGTCACAAAGTCTCGTGAGGGGTGAGTACCTAGAAACTACTCACCCCTTACAAGAACAGCCAATAGAAATAATGGCTAACAAGTTGTGTGCTACTAAGAAAGTCGCTACACTCAAACTCACCTACAAACTCCCATGAAAGGGGAACACAATGGCAACATTATTGGAAACACAAGACAAACTGCCTAAGTGCTGGCAAGATGTCGCAGACGCATTAGAGGCTGGCATTGACCGTCTTATTCTGTTTGGAACAGCAGGCACAGGCAAGACCTACGCAGGTCTGAACTACGGAAACATTGAGAGTGGTGCGTTCCGTCTTATCTGTACCGATGACATGACAAACTCAGATGTCACAGGTTGCTGGCAACCTAACGACAATGGCTCGTGGTCATGGCTTGACGGACAGGCTATCCGTGCGTGGAAGGGTGATGCCGTTACAGGTGGTCGCCTCGTCATTGACGAGATTGACAAGGCTGGTGGCGATGTGTTCGCAACATTGCTGGCAATGACAGACAGCCCTGAGAGCGCACGATGGGAACACCCACAGACCCGTGAAGTGGTCAAGCCGTTGGAAGGTTTCTCCGTAGTGATGACCACCAACATTGAGCAGATGAGCGAACTGCCGATGGCACTCAAAGACCGTTTCCCTGTATGTATCCGTATCAACGAGCCACACCCGTCAGCCCTACTCAAAATGAGTGAGGACTTGCGTGAGTACGCTCGTCAGATGTGTGACGCAGGCGAACGCCGTATCTCTCTCCGTTCGTTCTACGCCTTTGACAAGTTGCGTACAGCACTCGGAACAAAGAAAGCATCAGAGATGGTATTTGGCGAACGAGCCAAGAGCATCATTGACGCTATCGCCGTGAACTCGCTCACCCCTCAGAAGTAGGGGTGAGCAATGTCTAAGTCAGCCGATACACCGATTACGGCAACGCCTAACAAGAGCGCAACGCCACAAGTACCTGAGCCTGAGATGCTCACACGCAATGACCTATCTGCCTCTACGACAGATAAGCGTTGGAACATCGTAGGCGTACAGCCTCAGCGTGGTGAGCCAATGACGGGCGTAGATGCTCGTGAGATGCGTGTGCCTATGTACGACACAGAACACTCACGCACGATACGAGCGCACGAGATGGTTCACGCAAAAGTGTCACCCACTACGAAGCAGTTTGACAAGTGGGTGAAGCGTGGATACGCCACAGCAGGAATGATGATACGAGTAGAGGAACTCCGTGTGAACCTACTCGCACAGCAAGCAGGGTTTGACACCATTACTCACCTGAGCGATGGAAGCGAGTATCTCGCAGGTCAGCGCACAGCAGATGGTGGAGACTTTCGTTCAGCAGTTGCCGATGCTATTGCCTTTCGTGCTTGTGCTGGATACGCACCGTACCTAGATGGTATTGCGAGCAAAAAGCCTGATTGGGTTGAGTATCTGAACGCTCTCGCAGAGACAGCAGAAACATACTTTCGTAACCTGTTAGAGAATGAGTACGCCAACCCGAAACTTCACGACACACACACACGCCTGAACTTATGTGGATTTGGCTATGTGGAAAGCGTAGCGAAGTATTTGGAAGAAATGGTGGGTGCGCTCACCGATAATCCGACAGGCGAGCCTCAGCCAAAAGGCAAGACAGGCAAGCCCAAAGATGGCGAAGGCAAAGAAGGCGAAGGCGAAGGCGAAGAAGCCAAAGGTTTCGCAGACGCAAACGAGCGCAAGTTAGCAGAAACAAAAGGCTGGAACGCTCGTGGCAGGATACCCAAAAAAAGCCGTGATGGAATGTGGGAAGAGTTGCGTGTCTCTACGCCTGCCTTAGAGCGTAATGTGATGGGTGCTATCGGGCGCAAGCGTGTCGCTACCAATGTGGGGCGTAGTCCTCGCCGTATGTCTCGCCTACTCACCGACCCCGACAAGCGTATCTTTGACCGAACGGTGAAAGGTGCTGGTGGCGTGGTACTCATGGACACAAGTGGTTCTATGAGCCTCACGCACGATGAAGTGATGGAGATGGTACTCAGCGCACCATCGGCACTTGTAGCGCAATACTCAGGTGGGCGTACAACTCGCCCCAACTTGTATGTTGTCGCCAATAAAGGAAAGTGTGTGCGTGAACTTCCAAGCCCTAATGGTGGTAATGGGTGCGATGCGCCTGCTATCCGTTGGGCTATCTCCAAGCGTCAGCGTTCCAACTCGCCTCTTATTTGGATTAGCGATGGTGGTGTCACGGGCAAGGGCGATAGTTGGTCTGAGGACTTAGTGATGGAATGTATCGCACTCGTGAAACAGTTTGGTATCTACACAGCAGAGACACCTGAGCAAGCGATAGCAATGCTCAAAGGCATGGCTAAGGGCGAGAAAGTGCGTAGCACCGTTCCTCACCACCTTGCCGAAGTTTATCTAGCGCACACAGGTCACGCACTCACTTACCGTTGAGTGTGGCAAGGTCGGCAGGTGAGGGTTTCCCCCCTTTCGCCCTCACCTGCCACTCTCTCAAAAAAAGTGGCTCACAGGAAGCCCGTAGGGGCGACAGAAACAAAGACCCGACACTTAGGTACGGGCAGAAAGACAGCAATGAGCAAGTACCGTGTTCAGGTTATGGTCGGAGTAGATGTGGAAGCACACTCAGACGGCGAAGCGATTAGCGAAGCGATACAGAAGGTGCGTGGCATAGTGGGCGATGACCCGACAGAGCCATTGCCGAAGGAAGCGTGGGTGACAGGTATCGCACTCGCAGACACAACACACGCAGGCTCGTCAGTCTCAGGACTGATGGTATTCCGACAGTCGGAATAAACTCTCACTTGCCATTGACGGTGGCGTAAGAGACTTACTTCTTCTGAAAGATTGCGTTGTCGTAGATGCGTAACGCGTTGATGATACTCACGAGCAAGACGCTTTGATGCCACGAGATGTTCCACGCAACGATGTCTGAGGAACGAAGTATCCACAAGACAGCCATGAGTGTTGCCCCATAGATAACTCCGTTTATCGCCAACCCCAAGAGTACGACTATTAGACCGTGCTCTTTTTTTGTTCTACCCGTGTAGGGGCTTACGAAGCCGTTAGGCATTGACAACTTCTTTGTATCCAAGACGGTTGAGTATCTGATGGACACGCTGACGAGACAGACCGTACTCGTCTCCGATACTTTGGAGACTGCGACCTGAGTGGCGCAGCGACACCATTGTGTTGTCTCTCTCAGGATTGCCAGTCGGGCCAGGCTTACATGGCCCCCATTCCCAACCAGGGAAAGACGAAAGTTCCACCGAACGCTCTGCTGACAGAGAGCCAGCACGATGTTTGATACGGACATAGGTGACCCACGAACCGAGAGAAACTGTCTCTCCGTCTATCTCCCACTTACAGGCTGTTGGGACAAGGGCGTTTCCGTTCTTCTCCACATACTGTCTGAGGGCTGTGATGTTTTTGTTCCATTTGCTCATACTCTTGACACTACTGTTTCCTGCTGCCGCTGCGGCGTAACCCCAGAAGTCCCGCGTCCGGATTTCGCCGGCGGGGCTGCAGCATGGTTTTACCGGACGGTGGCGGAAGAGCTCGAGCTGAACGTTCAAAAAACTTTTGCGTGCAGGTTGCAAGTTGCAGTTTGTACACGGTATGTTTAGCACTCGGCACTAAGGAGTGCTAGAAGGAGCAGTAATGCAGACGTATAACAAATCAGACATTTCAGAAATGAAACCAGAGGGCCTAAAGGGCGAGATTGGAATCCTCAATCTAGAAAGCCTGGAAGTCGGAGTAAAAATCTCTGACGTCCGTGTACGCTTTGGCCACCTCGACCTGCTGGTCAAGCCACTCAATGGCATGGGCGAACAGTGGGTAGAGCGTCACCGCGTAACCGTCAAGGCGTGACAAACGTCACGTTGTCAAACTAGTGTGTTGGGTGTAGCGTGCACCCCATACCTACTAACTAACTAGCTAACTAAGGAAAAAAAATGAAAACACTTCACGGATTTATTGGAGACGGAACACATGAGGACTCGCGCGACAGCCTGTACCAATTCATTGTTCTTTCAGAAGACGCGCCACAACATATTGTTGATGAGTGCATGGAAGATTCAGAAGAAGCGACAGTGCTTACTGTCTCACGCGCAGAGATGGACTTGATTCACAAGAGCACTGAACTCAACGAAGATTCGCACGGAATGCCAGACGGACACATTCTCGACCTGGTCGAGAGTTACATTCTTGCCTGGGGGGACTAATGAAACAGATTGTCCTGTGCCCTATAGTGATTGTCACTGTCAACGATGAGGGTAAAATATTTGTGGATATGAACTTCAACTCATCAATATCTGAAGCCATGGATGACGACGGAACTTTTCGCGACGTCACTGATGAAGAACGAATACTCATTGATGACAAAGTTCTACCGTTCATCACAAAAAGCATCGACCTCTAACATGACGCCTGAGGAAATCATCACAGAAATTATTCGCATCGTACGTATCGATGGAGAGCTTGCGACCGACGGACAGTGTCTAGAAATGGTCAGCAATCTGCTGGACGAAAATGGATACGGACCTATCTACCCAACCGTCAACCGCACAGGTGACCTAGGTGAATTCGGAAAAGCTTTCGAATGAAAGGCGTACGAATGAATCTGAATTTAAAAGAGACAACCAGTGACTGGTTTGTGTGTGGATGTGGAAACGACCCGCGCAGCGAAGGATTCGAAACATGTACATCACGTGGGGAACGCGTTCCCCCGACACCCAAGGATTGGGACGGCGTGCACTACATATGCAACCGCTGCGAAACAATTTACAACTCGGACACACTCGAGAACGTCGGCTTGTAAAAACCAGGCAAATAAAAAAACCGAACGAGCTAAATATTTTGTTGCTAACAATTTACGGTGGCGGAAGACTTGCTTTTAAAGCTATATATAACTACTATTAACACACCTACAGAAAGATGCACATGCACATACCCGAACACCTCGACCCCCAGTCCCCGTATAAAAGTTCTTACGTATGGGATGGAATTGAAAAACGCGGATTCCCAGTATCCGAACAAGTTAAGCTTGTGGACCTAGAAGACTTAACTCATGAAGAGCGCCTGGTTCTAGCTGGCGATGACGTCGTCGCAATTGAAAAGATTGTCGCGACTAAAGGGAATGAGTTCCTCGACGTCATGGCCCAGAACATGATTTTGTTTTTACGATTGATGTTTTCTCTCTACGAACATGAGACCGACGAAAAGAAGCTAGAAATTTTAAACGTGATTCGTTCTTCAATTAAAACTGTAGACGAAGATGAGTGAACCCGTTTACCTGGCAGCGAATGCCGAAGAGGCCTTGATAACAATCTTGGTCTCACTGTTCGCGGCAGCACGCAAAGAAGAAGTTAGTGACCTCGAGGTCGCCGATTATTTAATGGGCAAGAGCTGGGATGAACTTACACTTCAAGGACTCACGTGGTTACAGGAGGTAGAAAAATGATGAACCTCATATGGGTTGTAACTATCTTTACCATCCTGGCCTGGCTGTAGTAATATTTCTATTCATGTCTGCTACATCGAAATGGAAATGTCCAAAGTGCTCGAACGTGATTGAAACATTCGTCGCGTTAACGCAGGCCCCAATTTGCTCGAACCGAAAGTCTCACACTGGGCGTCCCCAGAAGATGGAGCTCATCGCCGGCCAAGCTGCCGCTGCGCTAACGGGTCAAGAAAACAAAACCCGGACTTCGTCCAAAAAGTAATTCTTACTATTGACGGTGGCGTAAGAGGCCACTACTATCTATCTATGACACTAACCACTGAACATGTTCAAACCCGTCCGCCTACCTGGAACGCTGCAGCCGCTGCAGCCGTCCAGAAGATAGAGACACGCCAATCCCTGGTCCCTGGCCTGGCTCTACTCGAGCTTCGTCTCGCGTTTAACCGGGTCGAGGGTTATTTCGATATCTCGCCTCAGGACCACGAGAAGCTAGCTGAGCTCTGGGCCGCAGTCGGCCATACAGCTATGCGATACGCCGCGAATTCCGGCAGCGGTTTTACTGGCGAAGAATTGACGTCAACCTTGGTACGTAAGCAACGCGACTACGGTCATGACAACATCCAGCGCTTTGGGACCTATGGGGTCATTGTCCGCTGCCACGACAAGATTGCACGCCTGGAGAACCTCCAAGCTACTGGGAAGGACCCACAGAACGAATCAGTGCGCGACAACATCATGGACGTCTCTGGCTACGCAGCTATAGGAATCATGCTCGAGACCGGCACGTTCGGGCTTTCCCTGGAATAAGCAAGTATCTCGAGTGAGGAGCCGGCGCGTTGGTCACCTACTACCAACACGCCAGCTCTACTCGGTTGGGAGCAGGGAAGGGGACCTATCTCCCGGAGATACTTTACACCATCCATAGGGGGAGGATAAAGCATCGCGGGGCTAACAACCAAAAATTCCCTTGCTTGAAGTTGACGGTGGCGGAAGATGCTGTTAGTATCGTTGCCGAGTCGTTATCAACTTGACTTGACACGACGAACAAGTTCATGTACAGTGAGCTTCTCCAATTGAAGGCGCGCCAATAACCTTCCAATAAGCTTTGCAGTTAACTCAGCAAGGTCTCTTTTGCGTTGTCTATATTTATATCTATAGTCTCTTCCTCGTGGGAGGGGGGATTATAGGGGGGAGGGCCTTTAGTAGAGTGACTAGCTTCCGTGTTTAGTCTTAGCTTCGCTAAGAGTAAACAGGATATGAATTACTAGTTCAGTAGAATTACTACTGTAACGAAAGTGAATAACTCTCTGTACTATAACTAGTGTGTAGTACAACTTCACCAGCTAGTTTTACTATAACTACATAAGAAGGGAACTTTATGTCGGGTAAAAAAGAACACGTAAAAAAGTATGCCAACATCTATCCGGTGTCGGAAGAGCTCATACTTTCTCTCTGGAACTACTGGTTACAGATTCATAGTTCCTCTCGCGGGAAACCGCATGCTCTTACTCCTTCACGCCGGCGCGCACTAGAGAATGCATTAGGTACGTGCGGGTACGAGACGGCCAGTAAAGCAATTCTCGGATGCAGCTTCTCTGACTTCCATATGGGTGGAAACGACTCTGGCAAAAAGTACAATTCGGTTGAACTTATATTCCGCGACGAGTGGCGCATCGCCAAGTTCGTGGACCTAGCAGAGGAGTACAGTGAACGCGAAGGAAGTTGAGCAGCTCGTAGAGCTCATTTACGGAAACTGGAACGACAGGCTGCCCAGCTCCGCGCCAGTAAAGAAGACCGTCTTGACACCGTGGCATCGAGCGCTAAGTGGACTCTCGTATGAGGAGGCGCTTGCTGCAGTAGACGCCCTAGCTCTTTCCGACACTTACATGCCTCGTCCAGGTCTTGTGCGAAAGAAGGCCATGAGCAGCCGACTCCAGTCTCCGCCGGCCCACGCGTTTGCTTGGGCTCAGGCGCAGGCTCTGGGTCGAGCAGTAAATACAGGGACCTACTCTGAAGGTATCTGTCATCCCTGCGTGCTCGAAACAGTACAAGCGATGGGAGGCATAGCTTCCCTTTCAGTGAGCACCAATGGAGACCGTTCATTCTTCTTAGAAGCGTACCAGGAAATCGTCTCTAAGTGGGAAGCCCTCCACTACGGAGTAGAGAACTAGACTAGCCTTCCTGCATGCGCAAGAGAATGGGAAGGCCGGCGAAACATGCAGCCGGCGATTCCACCACAATAACCATCCGTATCCCGACGGAGATGAAGAACCTCATCGTCGATGTGGCTGATGGGTATGACATGACAATCACCGAGTATCTCTTGACGTTAGTGCAGAGAGATGTCTCGGAAGCCTCTACGAGCCAGTAAGCCAGACGGTAAGTACAACATCGTCATACGCGTTCCTGGCTGGCTTAAGAACCAGCTAGTAGAGCACTGCGCCTCGAGTGACGCCACCATCAACCAGTGGGTCTCTGCGGTCGTCCTAGAGGCTCTCAGGGAACAGAAGGGCCTACCGCCGGCACCAGACCCCACTAGTCGCATTCCGACTACTGCTGACCAGATACACGCGTACATGGCCGGCGAGAAACTCACCCAACCCTGTGGACGAACTGACTGCGAACCCGAGTGGCAGCAACTACAAAATATGAGATTCTGCAAAAAATGCGGCGTGCGGGGTATCTAGCGACCTTTTTAGCGGTCTCCCCACATTTGCGACAGCGTAGGTCTAATTGGTCCAATGCCTCTTCGTCTCTGTTCTGCCGCTAACTGCCTGCTCGTCATCCCAGCCCAGATACCGTGCATGTCGGCTACTGGGAACTCCAGTGCGTAGTCTAAGCATCTAGCTCTCACAGGGCACTTGTCACACAGGGCTCTAGCACCGATGATGTAGCTAATATCCTTATGTGCCTTGGGAAACATCGTTAACGTCTGGCCTTTACAGTTAGCGAAGTGCATCCAACCTTTAGTTTGTATCTCTAGTTCGGAAGGAACTTCAGGTACTTCTTCTTCGGATAGTTCTTTACCGGATAGTTCTCGTGCCACTTTTGTTTACCTGTCGTGTTGATGTAGGCGTATCTTGTGTGTGCGTAGAGTACGGAGCCCCAGTACAGGGGTCATACTTCGCTGCTATGGCAATCGCTTTTAAGGCAATCCTCTTCGCCTGTTGCAGTTCTAGCTTTTTCCCGCCGGCGAGGGCGTGTAACGCGCCAAGTGCATATGCTCCGCCACTACCTATTGCGTACATCCCTGACTGTTCTACTATCCAAGAGTAGTCACTGTCGATGATGTAGATGCTCCCGTTTATGGAACACATGATGGTCGAGCCCTGTTCGGCTATGTGATTGCTTGAGTCTCTCTCTGGAAGGGAGTACCCATGTAGGTCAAAGCAGGCGCGTAGTTCAGGGATAAACTTGACAGTTATGTACGCATCCAGCTTTTTCCCCGTGACAGTAGGGGGTGGAGGCGGTACAAAGGCGTGATGGAGAAGGTTTATAGCCCTTAGGTCACCTGCAGCACCAATAAGGAACTGTTTAGAGCTAGCCACCTTATTGAATCCTGTAGCCAGAGTGCTTATTTGAAGGACGTCACCGTCTCTGTCAATATCGGAGATGCGAGAGTCAGCCACTATTAGGGAGTAGTCGTCTCCTTGGATTCCTATTATGGTTGTCATATGGAGTAGTTCTCTCTTTCCCTTACGTGTATCCAGCATTCTGGAACATTGCAGGGATAATTTGGGCTTCGTTTATCCTTAACCCTTGTATTCTGTTCCACGGTATTGTCCCCACCCGTTATAGATGTGAACAGTTTCATATGAAAACCGATGCTCGCCTTTGTCCTCGTAAGTAACTACGCCGAGCCCCTGTTGCCAGTCTTCGTGGCGAACAAGTGGACGACCGTCTAGGTCAACCCCGCCCTTAGTAGAAGGAATAGCGCCATCAATGCGGGCAAGGCATCCAGCGCTAGCCGCCATGACAGTGCGTGGACCGTCAAAGTCTTCACGAGTCTTGAAAGCCATTTCGATACGGTGGATGTGTCCATAGAGAACGGATACCTTTTCATTACTGAGATAGCGGGTTGCTGTGACACCGCTCGAGTTGACACGGTCGCCGTGGATAACTCTAAGCTTTTCGTTAATCCAGTAGTGGCTAGCTGGATATCCTGGAAGGAAATCTACTCCGTACTCCTCCATACGGCACAAATAAGGAACTGTCATTACTGGCCAGTCCTTAGGAGTATTGCCCTTGCGGAGTCCATATGCTGCAGCTGCATTGACAAGAAGGTACTTAGGGAGTCTTTCTTCATGGTTTCCTGCAAGCCATTTGATAACTGCGTTTGGTGCAGCCGCGCGCATTTGAGCACAAAGAGTGGTTGCAGCGTCAATAGACGCCTGAGTAGTTTGCTGGAAAGAAGGGTATGTCAAGTACTTACCCATCTCAGGAAGGTCCAAGTTGTCGCCTACACACACGATTAACTCTGGATTTAGGTCCTCGATAATCTGTAGAGCGATACTGATAGCACGCTCGTCGTGAGTAGGTTCCAGTTTGCCTTCGGCATTACGGAAATATCCAATCTGGATATCAGGAACTATCACGCATGTTTTGAAGCCCTTATTGGGTTTCTTGGAACCCTTGACTTTTGGTACTTGTATTGAGGGTCCTGGCTGGATAACTGGCCATTTTGGACCATCTTCGAAGGCCGGCGAGAACTGCAGAGCGACCAAATCGTGTACTTCTGCCTCTCCTTCATCGTTTTTGGTGAGTGACTGGTAGAGAGAAACGCGCTGAATAGTACCGATGTCGTCCAAGCTGATGTTTTTGCGCTCCAGCATCTGGGCGATATCACCCAAGACTTTCGCCTTTTGGGAGTCAACTTTTTCCTTAGTGGCAAGCTTTGTGAGCTTTCCAGTTAGTTTCTTTTCTGTCATTTTGCTTCTCCTGTATAGAGGCCTGGAAAGCACGCACACATATGGGACCCGCCCTCAGTGAAACATGCTCGTTTTTGTACAACCGTAGAGCGGGCTACTACTAGCCCTTCTTCACGGAGGGTGTTGGCGATTGAATTGGATGATGCCGTACTGGCCATAACAGCAAAAAACGCCTGACGGGTTTCCTCGTCAAGCGAATTGGCTATCTTTCCAACAACACACGCGCCGGGTTTATCGCTAGAAGAAAGACTCAATAGGTTTTCTTTCAGGCGAGAGAACTTCGGTGTTGCTTCTCCCTGTTTGTTCTGTACGCTCATGGTGTCCTCTGCTTCCTCATCGTTCGACGATGTTTGCAACACTACTATATACATGAGTAGTATGGGGCTGTCAACCATAGAGAAAGTAATTTGTGGATAAGCGTAAACATGAACTAGGCGGGCTGACTGAACCTATTGAGATGCTCGTTAAGCGCGGCATGGATAACAACATGTCTTCAGAACAGATGGCTATGGAAATAGCAAAAGCAATCTCTGGTACTGCTATCAACTACCCACCTGGGAAGTTGTCAATACTTACCGCGCCGGCGCGCATGCTCGTAACACTTATTCAGGAACCAACCATGACCCAGAGGGCACTGTCTATCTACTTAGGTATTTCTGAAGCTGCTGTGCAAAAGACCATTAAATCATTGGCTTCTACGGGTCTTGTAGCAAAGACAAAAGTCAAGGGCCGAAATCACTACTCGGTAAACGTTTCACAATTTCTCGAGCTGCCTGATATCGTAATGCTTTCACGAGTTATAGGCGTAGCTCAGGAAGTGCCATTCTGATTCTGGGATGTTGCCCAAGCAGAAAAGATGTCATCGTCGACAGGGATAATCCAGACTTGGGAGCTTTCTAGCGGGTCATCCATCTCTCCCATGAACGCCCAAGCAAACTCCATAGAGCGATGTATAGAGGCAACGCCAACATTGCATTCCATGCCATACATATCAACAAAGAGCTTTACGACACATACGCCGTGCTTGTTCCTGCACTCGCCTTCTGTACTAGGGCATGTAAAGCCGGAGACAATAAGGTTTGACTTATCCAATATGAACTCGATAACGTGGCCGTCTTTGTGCCAACTAATGTCTGTTTCCATAGGCGAACAATAGCACGGATAAATTTAAAAAATTAGGTACATCCCCTTGACGACCGCACGGCTACTTAATTATATATCACCCTGCTTGGGCGACGGCAGCCTTTTTGCGAATTGTCGCTTTGTTGTTCCCACCAAAAGCTGCAGACACTTCGTCTTTGTCTAGAACACCATCGTCGGCATACGCACGCATGAGAGCCTCTGAGACTTTTGCTGCGGCCATTACGCCGGCAATAGCGGCGCTCTTCCACAACTCGACACCAAAGACTGCACCGCCTGCAACTGCAGCTAGAGCGTTTGAACCAAATACGGCAGCAATCCTGCCCATTAGTGATAATAGAGTTTTCATTAGGCCTCCACTGGCGTACTAGCCAATGCGCATTTTTCAGAGCAGTAGCTTTTTTCTTGTTTTACGCGAATCATGCCGCGCACTGTTTTTCTTCCACACTCTGCACACATGCATGGCGCTACCCTCATTCCCCAGAACATTGTTTGCTGACCATAAACGGCAGGGTCTTTTACTATCTGCTTAACCTGGCCGGCGATTGGCTTTGCTGGTTTCTTTGGTGCCATCAGACATCTCCCTTTACGTGGTCACGAATGTGCTGGTCGAGTTTTACTTCATTGCGAACAACAGTCTCTTCAACACGGTCAATTGAGCGGCCAAGGCTTTTCCCAATGATGTCAAGTTTTTCCGAGACAACTCCATGGTCGGCTTTATTTTCGCGACGACCTTTTTCAACAAGAGCGACTAGCACGGCACCGACTACCGTAATGAGAGCAACTAAAATTGCTTCCATTCTGAATCATGCACCAGGCTTAGGGAGGGCACGCCATGCTGCTTCAAACTTCGCAGCGTCTTTTGCCATCTCTGGTGAAAGTTCTATGTGCAACCACTGCCCGCCGAAACTTCCAGCATTATCATCCTTGGTGAAAATTTTTACCCCTTTGGAATTTTCGCCTCTTGAGCACCTAAAGCCTCTTCCGTAGCCCTGCACCTTGTCTTTGACGTTTGTATCAAACGCGTAGTCATGAATTTCTTCAATGCCGAGTTCCAGGGTGTGCGCGAGGAACCAGTCCCACATTTCAACTCCGGTCTTGCGGTCTGGATACCCAAGGTCAACTGCAGCGCCAGTTGCGTGAACCGACATCCACTTTTCCATACCTGGGTCACCAATCTTCTTGCCTTCAGTGTGAGAATTTCGCATCAATCTGGCGACATAAATCCCCATGTTCTTGGCTTTCCATCTCTTCGCACAGAGTTCAGCGAGTTTTTGGGTTCCAGGCTGTGCACCTTTTCCGTCAAAACTGGGGTAATAGGAGTATTTTCTTGGCATTTATATTCCTTTTCAAAAACGAATAGTCAATTTTACCACTGATAGCTACTGGGTTTAATCATCATTGCTACTGATAAGCATCCCAAAAAAGTAAACAATTAAAGCAATGGCAGATATCCACAGCCCGTAGGTTCTTGTTTGCCCACTGAGTGTTATTAGAACAAGCGCCGTTCCGGCGAGAGTCCACGACAGGTCGCTTAATCCGTCTTTAATTTTTTTGAACATTAGTTTCTCCTAGATGTTGGTACGGGCGCACAAAAAATTGCAAGAGCACTTGCGCCAATGATTACTCTTCTTGTTCCAATAGGGACACTTGAGCCAAGGGGGACATAGGTGTCGATTGCTCCTTGGAAGACGTTGATTTCAGATTCCATTGCTTCTCTAACTTCGGTTGGAGCCTCTTGGACAGCTGCAACAAGCTGTGCTGCTTCTTCTGGGGTTACTGCGCCGATGTCGACAGCGTCAAAGATTTCTGTAGCTTGGTCGCCGTCGATACTCTCCAAGACCTTTTTACTGGTAGCAAGGTCGGTGGCCTGTTCTTCCGTAACGCCGTTTTCAATAACTGAGTCAACTGCAGCCGCAACCTGTTCTTCTGTAACTGTTTCTGATTCCAAGACGTTGACCAGTTCTTCAAACTGCTCGTCTGTAATTGGCTCGTCTAAAACAGCATCAATGATTGCGTCAAACTTCTCGTCAGTGATTGGTTCGTCAAAGACAGCGCCAAGGGCTTCACTGAACTGCTCTACAGTGAGCGGCTCGTCAAAGACCGCCTGTACCGCGGCGTCAAACTGTTCGTCACTAAGAGTCTTAGTGTCTTCAAAGACGGCTTCTACTGCGTCTTCAAACTGAGCATCAGACAACGGACCATCAAAGACGGCAGTTACAGCGTCTTCAAATTGTGCATCCGACAGTTGGGTTGGGTCTTCAAATACCGCATCTACTGCAGCGGCAAAGTTCTCGTTTGACATGGGCCCATCAAACACTGATTCAATAACGGTGGCAAACTGAGTGTCTGAAAGTTCCTGGTCAAGAAGCGAGTTAACAACAGCGGTTAGTTGTGTTGGTGTTTCGGCGTCTGCCACCAAGTCATCTACAGCGTTTGCAATTCCGGCATTAGACATGGGGCCATCAAAAATGTCTTCAACTGCAGCGTCGGCTGCTTCTTGAGTGTCTACAGGAACAACTATCGCCGGTTCGTCCGTTTGTGTTGTTGTCTCTTGTTCTGGGGCATATTGTGGTACCGAGGTGATGGGTCCATCTCCTTCGGCGTTACCTTCGCTCGTGGGTGTCTCAACTGGGGTTACCTCCACTGGTGTATCAAATATTGTTTCAATCAGGACTGTTGTAGTTGGGGAAATTGGTGTTTCTGTTTC